TTGCAACTGCAAATCCTTCCGATGCTTTATCATTCGCTGCCCATTCAGGAGCTGTTGCTCCTGCGTTGACAACTAATATTTGGCCAGCTGATCCTAATGCTAGTCTTGCTGGTGTGTTGGCAGCAGATGCATATAATACATCTCCTGTTGTTGTTAATGTCATGTCTGGAGTTTTAACTGCAGGTAGAGTACAGAAAACATCTTTTGTTCCTGTATTAAAGTTAACAGCTGTACCACCATCTGAAGATGTGATTACAGTTGTTCTTGTTAAATTTGCTGACGTAGCATCTAACGTACCAAGACCTACTTCCCATTCATTAGTACCTTGATTATGAATAGTATAATAAGTTGTATTGTTATTACCAACGCCTGTTGCAAAAGTAATAAAACCAGTCGCTGCTCCGGCAAGAGCCATAGCTCCTGTGCCAGTAGTCGTGCTAGTTTCTTTTACTCTATCATTTAAAACTAAAGCCATTATTTAAAATCCTATGATGATGTTAAACTTAAAATCGCATTAGATGGTGTTGCAATACTAGGAAACGCAATAGTGAAGTCACCATTCGTTGCTGTTTTTGTTCCACCAAAATCTAAAACTACAACTAATTTATTAGAACTAGTTGAGTTATAAATTGCTGCAAACGCCGCTCCAAAAGTTGCAGCTCCAGTTGTTGCTGCACCCCAAGTTAAATTATCAAAATCAACTGTAGTAGTTGCTGTTGAAAAACCTACTGCTTGGTTTTGTAATTGTTTACCACCAGCTGTATAATTAGAACCACCTGCTGAAGATACTTCATTAGTAGTTACATAAACTGTACTTGATGAGTCTGTGTATGGATTTGACGTATACAATGCTAGAAAAAAAGTATTACCTCCTGCACTGAAATTGTGAGTTCCAGACATGAGTTCTCCTTTAAAAGCATAAGGTACTATATTTGCCATTTGTTTTCTCCTTAATTGTTATTTCCGTAACTGGATGGTGATTTAGATTGTAGTTGCGCACGAAGAACACCATCCATGTCCTCGTCTCTGCGTCTGTTACCGATTTGTTCGATCGCATACGATTCTAGAGCTTTATCATATTGCCCTGTATAGTATTGTAACATATCTGCTGGACCTTTCAAGTATCCATATGCATTAGCTATACATTTATATAAAAGCAAATCTTGATATTTATTTGATAAATAAGTACCTGAACTACTTGCTGAAGAGTCAGTTAAACTAGTAGGTTCTTTATTATAGGACATAGTAACCGCATAATTAGCATTTGGAGTAGGGGCTACTACCCAAGTTGTTTCATTCCAGTTTCCATAATATTTAGGAACATCTGTAGAAGAGGTATTAGGTGTAGAATAATATTCAGCCATAAAGCTAGTATCTCTTTGTTCTAAATAAATTTGATCTCCTGAACTATCTGTTACTTGTACATATCTTATAAATCTTAAATCTGAAGGAATAGTTACATATCTATTGTCTGCAGTTAAATTTGATGTTGCATAAAATCTTTCTTGATCAGTATCAATAGCTCTAAAAATAGAATTTTCTGCATTTTTAGTTATGTTAGCTAAAATAGCATCTGTTAAAACAGAACTTCCTACTTCTGTATAAGATCTAACATCTGAATATAAGTTTGCTAGTGTGTATGCCATTATTGATTAACTACCTTTAGGGTTACAGGACCAGCCGAACATTGAGCTCCACCGCCTTTTACTCCTGAACTTGTAGCACTACTAGAACTAGTAATAAAGAAATAATTTTCTGGTTGAGATAAAGTTCCTGATGCTGTTACAACACTTCCATCAGTTTGTTTTTGTCCTAATGCAATTGTAAATCCAGTGGCACTATTAATATCTGATACGTCTGCAAAGTTTGGTATAGTTGCAAAAGCTTGTAAGTTGTGTGCATCAGAACCACCAGATCCAGTAGATGTTACTAATGGTGGTCCTCTAAATCTTACAACAGAACCAGCAGCTCTTTGATGATCAAGTGAGAAAACATTTATATAAGTTACTCCGCCTGAAATTACAGTTGTAAAAGGATCAGGGTCTAATAAAATTAAACTTGTAACTGATGGTGGTTGAACTCTAGGATTATATAAAGCTTGTGGATCTGCACCAACTGGTTTTGGTTCTAATTGAGGTTGTTTAGGTTCGTATTCTGAAAAATGAACTAATGCACCATTCCATTCTCTTACCATTTCTAAATAAGGAAAAGCCATTCCAGATCTATCTGAAATTGCAAGTGCATATTTTCCTCTAGCAAATACTCCCATTATACTCCATCTCCATAAAAAGTTTGTGGTGAAATAAAGCTAGATGTTCCTTGGCTATCTTCATTAAGAGCTCTAGCAAATTCATCTTCATACATCATTCTTAATTCTTGTGTTCTTTCAGGAGAATATTTTACACTTAAATAATAAGCTAATCCTGAAATCATACATGGGTAAAATCTATAAACTACATCTGCAGTATTTGTATAAGCTCCTGCATCTTGTATTCTTGCCATATAATAAAATTTTAATTGAAAGTTGGCTCCAGAAAAACTAGCTGAAGGAGTTGCGTACAAACTAATTGTAGGTGCAATTAATCTTTGCACATAATATTGAGAAGGTGTTCCTTGAGTTAATTTATTAGGTAAAGCTGCATAAGCAGATCTATCTATTTTAGTTAAAGATGTATCTACGGGTGCAGTAGCAGTTGTGTTATTTCTAACCCAAGCTTCTAATACATCACTAATTGTATTTGGAAAATTAGCAGCATCAGATGCAAAACTATATTCTGCTTGACCTTGAACTAAAGGAACTGTTGCTTCTTTAATTTCCCAAAGATGTACACCTCTGTTAGCCCATTCAGAAAATAATATATTTAATGAACGTCTAGCACTTTTTAATTGATAACCACTACGAGTTCCACGTATGTTAGTTCTCTCATACGCTTCTTCGATAATGTCATCAATCGGCGGATTGAATGTTATTGTTCCGGAAGTAGTCATTAACCTCCTTTTACTGCCAAATTACTGCGACAGAATTTGTTCCAGCTACTAGTTCAACATAAAGACCATTTTGAGCTCTAATACCTACAGCTGCAATATACTCTTGATACATTTCTCCATCTAAACATTTCTGTTCGTAGATTAAAATACCACCATTACTTGAACCGTCATATATTTTTACATGACAAGTATTTGCTGAAGGATTAATTGTAACTCCTTTTAAATAACAAAGAGGCCCTGCTGCTACAGCACTTCCTGCTTTGTTTCTTACAGTTGAACTTGCTTCTGTGTAAAATTGGTTTACTGGCGTTGCGCCACCTGCATATGCCATATTTTTTTCCTTTTAGTTTAATCTATACTCCCACGAGGGTAGGAGCATAGATAATTAATTATTACTCTGTATCAGAAGTATTTGCAAATCCAAATACTTTAACTTTGATAGTTGTTAAAGCAGATGAACCTGTTCCGGCTCCTGGTACTGCACTTAAAGTAACTGTTAAAGTTGCTGGAAGTTCTCTTACAGCAGTTGTTCCACCGCCTAAAGATACAAGTCCTTCTGCACCATTAGGAACAAAAGTTCCTTTAAAACCAGTTGCATTAGTTGCAACTGCTACCGCTGCTAAATAACCATTAGGATCCGCTGATGGTCCAAAGTCAGTTATGTTAACTGCATTTGTAGACGCTTCTGTAACAATAAGTTGTACAGATAGAGGTACGAAGTTATTTGGAATAGGTAAAGTACTAGTTCCTGTTGTTGCTGCCGCTGCAACTGTGATTGAAGCTTCAAGTACTTGAAGTGATTCATCAGTAATTATTGTGCCGACTGCATTTTTGTTGATTATATCGAAACCGTTTTCCGATCTTACCGGTCCGTTAAACGTTGTGTTTGCCATTTTATATTCCTCCTAGAATACGTAAATATAGTCCTCTAGGGATGTCGACTATACGCGTCTATATTTACTTGGTTGTTATTAATGTATAGTGCTTAAAATATATATGATTTTTGTATAGAGTGCAAGGGATTGCGTGGTGAATGTACGTATTTCGACGATGTAGCGTTTTATTAAGTAGCTACTGATACTTCGGGTGCTGCACCCTCAATTTTATTTGTCTGGTGAGCTCTTATAGCTTCGGCCATTTTTATATCGCTTATGACCTCTCTTATTTTATGGTCTATCCTGACCATGTCGAGAGTATACTTACCCTCTTTAAGATGCTCCTGCTCCCAGTTCAACTCCAAGGACCTTTTTACTTTGTATAGGTCGTTTAAGTTCTGCATCGTGGATCTCCTCATAAGTTATCCATTTTTTCGACAGACTTGTAAATCCGTCTTTTTCCCATTTTACACCTTTTTCTCCTAGTTTGTCAACTATTGAATTTTCAATAGATTCAGCATTATCATCAGCGGTTATTTCTAAACGCGCATGATACCCATATGCTCTGATATTAACTAGAAAATTTTTCATGATTGTCTCCTCTTATACCACAAAAAAAAGGGGCCCGAAAGCCCCTTTTTAATTTAATTAATGTAACGATTACACTCCTGGTGAACCAAATACACCTCTAGGGTCTGAGAATCCGAATACGTATCTCTCTCTAGCTTTGTATCTTACGTTGCCAGTGTCAAAGTCACCTTCCATAGTTGTTTTGATTGGTGCTCTAACAAAGTGTTTCAAACCATTAGGTACATCTGTTTTGATAAAGAATGCATCAGTGTCAGTTAAGTAGTGATTAACTACATAACCTTGAGGAATCATCCCCATGTTTTTAACTGCATTGATATCATTATCAGCTGTTCCTACTCTACCTTCAGACTTCATCAGTCTTTCAGCAGTGAATTGAAGTGCAGGTGGAATTACTAATTTCATTCCTCTTGCTGCAATTTTCAATCCTCTTTCATCAGTCATTGCCGCGATATCGATTAAAGACTGCTCTAAAGAAGCCTCCGATAAATCAGCTGCAACAGCTAATGTGTTTGAGAATGAACCACTTAAAGTAGGGTGTGCTGCGTTGAATAACGCTACGCCATCACCACCAGCGAAAGTTGCATTGAAACCATTGTTTAATACAGCTGCGCCTTTTACTTGTTTAGTGTTTGCCATAGATCTTGCTAATGCTTTTGTATATCTAGACGCTAGTCTGTCATACAAGTTGTCCTCGATCGCTTCTTCAGTGATCGCGAAAGCAAGTGCGATTGTTTCGTTTGTGTAACGAGCTGTGAAAGTTTCTTGTGCATCGTCAAAAGTAACACCCTGTCCTTCAGGTTTTACTGCTGCGTTTGCGAAACCAGATAACATTACTTCCTCTTCGAAAGCTCTGTCAGATGATTCTGTGTCAAAAATTTCAGCTGCTTCGTTAGCATATTGTTTGTACTCAAGTCCAAATAGTGCATTTAGACCTGGCTCTAGTTCTTTAACTAGTTGTGCTCTTGATATTGCCATTGTTTATATACTCCTATTTAGATTAGTTGTTTCCGTTGTACAAGTTCGATGCTGCAGATATTGTAACTATCTGATTCGAATTTGCCGCGGTGTTGTCTTTGTTTTCAGGCGCATTTGCTGATCTTACTAACTTCACCATTTTAGTTGAAGCTGCTCCACCAGAAATATGTAATTTAACTAAAGATTGACCGTCGGTAACCTGACTAGATGATCCGTCTTGGTTAGTACAGTTGTATCCTGCGTCTCCATACATTGCCTGAGTAACTGCTGCGTCTGCTTTGATCACGTATTCCTGTGAAGGATTATCGATTACAAAACCTAGACCGTCAGCGCTACCTGTGTTGTAGTCCGTTGCAAAAGTTGTTCCGCCTACAAATGAGTTAGCAAATGTTGGTTTCTTTGTAGTTGTAGCTACGTAGAAAGCTCCATTAAATACACCTAGT